CAGTGGACTACTTTAAATCACTCTAAGAGTTACGCGACGATCCTTGAAGCGTTCAACCCAACAGCCCCATTAACTTGGCATTACTTTTGTAAAAGTGATGATGGTCTCCTTTTGGTTTCCTTAGCTGCTGGGATGGATGCTGCAATGGCACTGTTTCGCGAATATCGAGCTCATGTCTTGTGCCATGGTTTTAAACTGTCGGCCCAAGCAACCATTAATCCCGTCGGTGCGGAGTTTTTATCTCTACGCCTGCACGTGCATGGTCCTCGAGTTCTTATGGTCCCAAAGTTGGGACGAATGATGTCAAAATTGTTCTGGTCGGCGTATCCTAGTGAAGTGATCAATCACTATTCTTACGCTCACACCGTGGCCGTCGGGCTCCGTGCTTATCAAGCCGTCCCGATTCTAGGTGTGTTGTTGGAAAAAGTTTTGAACTTGACAGTTCATGCTCTCTTTGACGAGAAATCTGATGCTCGTAAGTACAAGCAAATTTTGTATTCTAATGCTCCTGGTTTCGACCGGGACACGATGGTGCAACAATATTGCGAGTTGTATGAGTGTGGCGTTGAGGATATCCTCCGCCTGGAATCAGCTTTCCGTGCCATTAAAAGCCTGCCGTGGGTGATTTCGGATCCTTTAATGGATCGAATCATCACAGTGGACTTGGGTATTGAGCATAATCCTCTTGATATTCTCCAGGAGGAACCAGTCAAGTTCTTAGCGAGCTCGTTGCCCACGGCCCCTGGCTCTGGACGATTCGTTCCCAATTCCCCCTCTTCGATTCTTTTTCACGTTGCTGTTGAAGAAGCAGTCTTGGTTCAACATCCTTGGGCTGGGGTCATTTGTGGCCTCATTGAGTCTGTGCTTATTGGCACACCCTACAATCTGGTCCTGCACATCGGCTTAACTGCTGTTCGTGTGTGCTCCCCCGTCGCTGCTGTTTTTTGCCATGCTTGGCACAATCTTTCAGTGGTGTAAAGCCAATTCTGTCGGGGGTGACGAAAATCACACATATTATGTCTGACTCCACTCCCGCTTCATCTGTTCGCACGTCTCGGCGTGCGCGCAACGTACTCGATGCCCTGGTAGCCAATCGGTCTTTATCTCCCGATGGGTTAGCTTGGCTCGTAAGTGCCACCGATCCGTATCATGATGAGACTATTGTCCCCTCGGGTTTTCCCGACGTGGCAACTAGTCGATCAATCACTCATATAGTCCAAGTCACTCAAGAAATAGTTGCCCCTGGCACCTCAACTTGGGATTGTCATGTTCTCTTCTGCCCTGTGTCCCCTTGTATTGGGTTGACCGGTGGAGGAAACACAGCACCCCAAACTGAGTATTCTTCTGCTGGCATTGACTATACTGGTGCGTTAACAACCACCAGCCGGACTACTTATTTGTCCGGAACCATGACGGTATTAACTATGCCGGCTGGAACTGATTGGCATCAAGATGCAACTTCCGCTGTCCACAATGTCACCACCACTGCCCTACCTGTTGTAAATTGCACAGGACAGTGGCGGCTTGTTGGTGGAGGCTACGAAATTCACAATACTACGCCCGCTTTGTATAAAGGTGGGACCGTAACGGCTTATCGTAGCCCCTCCAACTCTTGTCCTATAGCTTATTCGCTTACGACAACGTCAATGTGGACACCTTCAGTGTGCACAACAACAACACAATCTCCTGTTAAACCTCAGTTAGAAAAAAGGTCCTCATCCTCCGATCTCGCTTCCGTTGTCACCTTTTACTCAGGTGACGCGATACAAACTGCTCCGTCAACTTTGGCAGAAGCAGCTATATATCCAGGAACCGTGACTTGGGGCGCTGAAGATGGTATTTACCAAACATTCACCATGAGTGAGGTTGAGAATCCTGTCATAAATCCTACCCCCTACCGTTCAGTCATTGCTGACCTTCCAAATTCAGTCATTTGGCTTCCGAATAGTAGTGCGTTTACATCTTATGGCAATCACTCTCTCCCTTACGACACTTGTGGTTCTATGTTTACTGGTTTGACCCCGCAGACGACGCTTCATTTGAGTGTTCGTTACTATGTTGAGAAGTTCCCAAATGCCAACGATCAGACTTTGCTCTCGTTGACAAGACCTTCCCCACCGTACGATTCATTCGCATTGGAGCTTTACTCCAAAGTTTTGGACCGTCTGCCAGTGGCCGTACCTGTTGGTGAAAACCCTCTTGGTGAGTGGTTTCGCGACATTTTGGACGCTGTCGCGACAAATGCTGGAGCAATTGGGAAGTCGCTTGGTAGCTTCTTCCCTCCCGCCGAAGCCATTGGAGGGATTATAGGTGGTGCCGCACAAGGCATCAACTCAATCCTTGGCCCCCGTGAAGACGCGAAAGGGAAGAAGAAGCAGCAACCCAATAAGCCTGCATCAAAACCCCAACCGCGCCCGCCTCGGGCCAAAACCAGTGCTCAGCTGTCTCATGAGCTAGCTGTGCGTAAAGCACAGGAGGCAGCTATGAAGTCCTATATGCCACAAGCCCCGCGTCGGCGTCGACGCTGAGGCGTTGTGGTGTTGCGCGTCCCAATCCGCGCATTATAAATGGACCGGAGCGCTTATCCTTGGCTAGCGCTATATAAGCAATCCTTTAG